GGAATATCCGGCACAATCATTGAAATATTCGGAATATCCGGCACAATCATTGAGATGTTCGGAATAATCGGAACAATTATCGAAATTTTAGTTGGAATGTCTGGTTGATTAATGCTAATAGTTGTCGGAATGTCTGGTTGATTAATGCTAATAGTTGTCGGAATATCCGGTTGAGTAATGCTAATAGTAGTTGGAATATCTGGTTGATTAATGCTAATAGTTGTCGGAATATCCGGTTGAGTAATGCTAATGGTTGTCGGAATATCCGGCTGAGTAATAGTAATTTGAGTTGGTATGTCTGGTTGTGTAACGCTAATAGTAGTTGGAATGTCGGGAACAATCATCGAGATTGTTGGTGGTATATTTACAGGTGTTATGCTTACAATAGATGGAATAACTATAGAAGGAACAATTACGCTAATAATACTAGGAACAATAATAGGACCAACAGGCCCGATATTTAAATATGGAAATACAATAGGTGGTATTTGTGGCGTTAATGATGGAACAGTAACGCTTGGTATTACTAAATATGGTAAATTTGGAATAGCTGGTATTGGTATTTCAAAAGCAGTTGTTGGTTGAATAACTGGTGGCTGTAAAACTTCTTTTCTCTGAATAGGAGTTTGGACTACAGTACATTGATTGTTTGATAATGTTACTACTGGATCAATCGTTGAGTTTGGAGAATAAGAATGTGTTCCGCTTGTTGCTGTGGTAGTGTAGGTTCCATCGCCAAAATCTAATTTATAGTTTGTGAATATTCCGGTTATTGTGACTGAATATCTTATTGTTGTGCCAGTAGATGGATTAGTATCTGTTATGTAATAATCAAATACAACATCTGGGCATGAAAAATCATCAAAAATAGCGTCGAGCCTTTGAAGATTTCTGATACGCCAGTCAAGAGTTGTTGTGTCAGGAGTAAAATTATAACCAATAAAGTTTTCAGTTTTTACAATTGCGTCAACGAGTTGGTTGTGATGCTCTGCAACAACATAGCCTCTTACTTCAGACCCAGCAGATGTTTTTTTTGTATGGACACCACCTAAATTTCTTGAACATCTTTTTAATTTGTTTATTTTGCCGTTGTTATCATAGCCAACAGTATCGTAATAGAAAAGTTCGCCATCTATATTTGCAAAACCATTAGAAGACCATTGTTCAATTGCATCTGCTGCAACTGGAACAATGTCAACTTCTTCAGCCCATGGTAAATTTTCTGCGCTAGTGAGTGTTTCGGCTGTGTTATGAACCAAAAACAGAGTTTCATCACTATCGTAGTTTTTTGGATAGACTGGTGATGGTGGAAAATAATTGGGCACTTTGTAAATATTTCCTTATTTTTAAGGCATAGTATTTATGGTTTTTGATCAAAAAATAGTCATATTCCATTGATTGCCTGTTGGCCTTATAGTTACATTACTAAATGTTGTGTCATTTTCATTAAATTTGATAAATGCTTTTGTGCTGTAATCAAAGCTCAAGTATGCAATTTTATCATTATCAGAAGACGCAAGTAATGTTTGAGCTTCATTATCAAAACCAATAACAGATGAATCTTGGAGCGATCTAAAAGCAGGAGAATTAACGCCCGGACCACCTGTGCTCCAAACACCAGTTGTTGGATTATAAGCAGCAACTGATCCTGAATTGCTGAAGAAAAATACTCCAGTTGATAATGGAACAAGTTGGCCTTCTACTCTTGAAGGACCAGCCATATCTGGCAGTTTCCTTATGTTGAGGAAAGGTTCGCTGGTATTTCCACTTGTTTTATAGAAACTCTTGATTCTAAAAAATGTTCCTGTGCCTTGGTTTCTTAGAAAATAACCAGCATCATCGAACCAACATCCTCGATAAATGCTCATATTGCCTTGTTCGGCTAAACCACTTTCATTATATGTAACTTCATTTTGCATCAGTTCATCTGCACCGTTTAAGTAATTGGCAGCAGTTAAAACAGAAGCTGGATTTGTAGCTGTTAGAGTAGAAAGTGATACAACATCTTTTGTTTGATTTGTAGGTGATGTGCTTGGTGCTATTGCGCCAGTAACGCCACCAAGTATAAAATAAATGTTTTGTAAAGAGGCCAAGCTTAACCAGTTCCAAGGTCTTTGAATATCACCGCCTATTTTTGTAAATCCACTCGTATAAACTTGGGTGAAACCATTGAATTCAGAACTAAATATTTTTTCATTTAGAGATGAACTTGCAGGTGATCGTCCACTTGCCCAATACAAAAGACCAGTTCCTGCATTTCCAGAAGAAGCCGTGGTTCTAGGAGCAAATCCCACATTTCTTCTAAATTCACGAAGTTGTTGATCGGAATTCAAAACTGGATTTGATATTGTATTGACCAAAAAATTATCATTAACATTTAAGGTTAAAGGAGCAACACTTGTCTTGAATGTTTCGCTTAAAAGTCCAAATTCTGTAACAGATGCTTGTGTTTTTGATGAGTTATACAACCACAGCCACAGATTATACTTTTCAACAATGTCAAAAGCATTATTGTAAGTTGTTATTCTATATGCCCCAAACTCTGTGTCGCATCTTAAAATAAGATCATATGTGCCACCTATGCTGAAAACTGCTCTTGCCAAACTGCTATTGCCGTGTGCTAGGTCATCAGAAAGAGACCATGTGTATGCTTCAATAGGATCGATTGTTTTACCATCAATAACTGTTTCTCCTCCGTAAGAAACACCGGGAGTATTTGGGTTAATGCCACTTGGAACATACATATCGATAATCGAATTAGCTGGCGCACGAATTACAGGAGTAGTCATATATGGTCCTCCTGTTGGGACGCCGGGAACTGAAAGAAATTGATTTGCCCTCAAGACAAAACTTACACATGCTTCTGATGGAGCAGGGAATCTGGCTTCAATCAAATTGTGAAAAACAACTTCATCTTCTCCGAAGTCATTAACGATTCTCAACTTTACAGTATAAATTCCGGGTTCCGTGTAAACTTTTGATATTGTTGCGCCATCTATGTCTTCAACTATGACATTTGAAATATTGTTTGGTACATATGAGATTAGAGAAATGACAGAGGGTACAACAGATACAACCTCTAAATTAGAAACGCCACTTATTACAGAAATATAAGAAATTAGTGATGTTGTATTGTCGCCAAAATCCCAAAAGTATTGAATATTTGATGAAACTCCATCTGTTCCAAGTCTAAAACTTTGATCAGTAAATGTAACTGTTAGTGGTGCAATACCAACTGTCTTATCGACATTGAACCAAGCTTTTGGCTGGAAGGCAACTTGTCTAACATAGTTGACTCTTTCCTCCATGGTTCCAACAAGTGGTTTTGTTCCGATTTCGCCTTTCTTTCCTGCAAATAGCTGTGAAGCTATCAATGCGTCTTTGATGGCATTGTGGTGTTCAGCCATCACATTTTGAGTTACATTGGTTCTGTTTTTTGGTTTTACTGAATCAATAAAACCTGAAAGAAGAGTTAATCCATCAAAGGTTGTAAGCGTTCTTGATGTGTATGAAAAACTTAACGCTCTGAATTCTATGTCGCTACATTGTTCTGTTAATGTAATAATGCCTGTGTTGCTGAATAGCCTCATGGTTGTTTCATCGGCTAAAACAGTAATACTTGTGTCACCGGGATTATAATCTTCGGCAAGCACTACTCTCAAACCATCTCTTACTTGATAAAGATTGGAATTAGTATCATAATTTACTGGATAATTACTTGCCATTATTGCACCGTTATGCTATCTGAGAGGAAAGCTCTTTTAAGTTGTTGTGAAGCAAGAACAAGAAGCAAGGTTGGTCTATATGTTCCGGGCTTTTCATAAACAAATGATGTAAAATGTATATTTGGGTTAAATTCAGAAATTGTTCCATTATCAATGTAAGTGCCGTTGCTATAGCCTGTACCATCAAAAACCCAATATCTTTGAGTGATATCTCCATCTGTTTGGTCAACAAACCCAAATTTGGTTGCTAGGTTGGGATCACCCATAGCAGTTGCAGTTTCTAAAGATATTCCGCTTATTGGTTTGATGTAGAAGAATGGCATAATTTCTGCTTGATCAATTGTAATGTAATTTCTTTTTTCTGATATGCCTTGGGCTCCAGTTACTGAAATAATGTTAAGATTTACGGTATAGACGCCTTCTTTTAAATAAGCATGACTAGGAGACCTCTCTACTGATGTTGTTCCATCTCCGAAATCCCAAAGATATCTAATCAAAGGACCAGAGCTAAAATTTTGAAATCTAACTAAAGTGCCCGGTTTTCCTTTTGTTGGAAATGCACGAAAAATTGCTCTTGGCGCAAGAAATCTATTTTCCTGAGCTTTCAAAATACCATTGAGAGTAGCCGTTGCTGGAATATCCTGAACACCAAGATTGTTCTGGATTTTAATGATGGCGTCTTTTACAGAGTTATGATGTTCTGCAAATACTGCTGATGTTACATGGCTACCCATAGGCCATTGATTTTGTCTAGAATTTGCAAAACCACGAATAATATTGCGAAAAATTCCGTCTGTCTTAGTTTCGTAATATATCATTTCAGAGGCTCCTGCTTTGCCAGCAGGTGGGCCTATACGCAAGATTCCTGAAGAAGGAAAAGCATCATTATTGTCAACTACAACATACGATCCAGCATAAGTTAATGATTGCTTAAGTGTTGTTTCAGCATTATTTTTAGCTTCATAAAGTTGATACCTAGAGTCTATGGCCTGCGGAAAAACTGACAAATCGCCAGTAATGTATCCTGCATCATATGAAGATATTTTACTAACAGCCATTAACTCTCCTTCTTAAGCTTTTCCTCAATTCTCTTGGCATTCTCTGCTAATTTCATCAGTATTTCATTCTGTTTCATATTCAATGTTTGCAATGTTTGTTGCTTGATTTTTATATCATCTGGCAGAGCAACTATCGTTTCAACTAATTCTGCATCAACAGAACCCTGCGTAAGCATTTTCAAGTTTACTTTTTGAGTAAGTTTTTCGTGCCAGTATTCTTTCTGAGCCTCCAAATCATCAAAGTGCCTAAGTGGTTCATTTTGGGCCATATTTTGATATGTGACCAAGAAAAACCTACTCTCATCAAGAACACAGCGTTTTCTTTCAAGAATATCATTGATGCTATTCTCTACTGACTTACTTTGACGAATTAACTGTCGGATTTTTATTTCACACTCTTCGACATAAAGTTCATGGGAAATTTTGTCCTCAATTTTCACGGTTTCCATGTCACGACGCAGTCTTCTAACGCCTATATCTAGTATTTTTAGCTTATCTTTCAATTCTTCTAATTCTAAATCCATATTTGTTATAGATTCATTTCTGGTTTTCAATTCACGCAGACATTGCCACATTTTTGACTGTAATGTCGGTTCTTTACCAATCAAGAAATATTTGAGTTGGAAATAGCTGTGTCTTGAGTTTATTTCCTGCTTTTGAATAACATCATTTATTTCTTTAACCAGTTTCATTTCATCATCTGTGTTCATATTTTTAGCTCCAATTAGCACATTTTACTTCCAAGGATTGCTTTAAACTTACAACCTTTTTCTACTGCTTCTGCTGCCCAAACAAGTTTTATTGCATTCAAATCTCCGCTTTCATCAAATTCGCCTATTTCACGAAAGTTTTTTTTGTTAATATACAATCCATTTAATGTTGCATCAACAAAGTTAAATTTGTTTTCAGCAACAGGGTATAAAATGTCTTTTTCGCTATTGATGTAGAAAGCAAATTTTGAGTCAAGTTTGGGCCTTACATTAGTGCCTGCGAAAATAAGAAATACCCAATCATGAGATGCGTGTCTCATGCCAACATTAATTAAAGAAGATATTGTTTCATTTGCTTTATAAACAGGACTAAATGACCTAATGGCAGCAATATCTTCTTTGGTTGCGGATGAATCAACAACTGTTATAAAAGGAAGATCAGGGTAGTGATATTTGATCGAATTAGCAGTATCTTTTATAAGATTGACCGCATGTTCTGGAGCCAAAATTACAAAACAAGATTTTAAGTTCTTTTCTGTAAAAGTTTTCAAATGAACACCTCTCTTATTATCATAAGAGAAATGTTCTTTGAGTTTCAAGAATTAAAACTAACTGTTTCTACCTTATCAAATCCTTCAGACGGCGATACTTGTTCAAAACTCTTAATCATGCGATGAATAACATCTTCACCTATTGTTTTGCTTCCACCAGCAGCAGCAATTTCTGCACTTCTTTTTCTCATTCTGTTGAAAATTTCCGGCAAGTCTGATTCTGCAAATGTGAAAACAACCGCTCTTCTAAAAAAGTCTTTGTCTTTAGCGTATCTCAGAGCATTTTGTCTAATCTTTGCAGTCATATTAGTCATATCTACAACGACATTTTTTCCAGAATCGACGGCTTCTTGAAATTTATTTTGAAGTTGTGAATTGATTGTCTCATTGGCATCATAAATTTTTTGGAAAACAACTTTTGTCCAATTCATCCATAATGGTGCTTTTTTAACCATGCCATATTTTTCCATTCCACCAACTGATGTGTTTGGAACAGCATCTGATGGTGGCAATACGAACATATCATCATAGGTTAAACCCATGCCTTTGGCTACTTCATCAACAATATCGTCACGACTTACAACAGAAACATCATTCGGATCAAATTTTCTAGCTATGTAAGTGCTTTTTCCAACAGCAGGAGGCCCTACTAAAACAACTAACTCTTTTTTGTTGTCTTTATTTTCTTCTCCAAATTCATCTTGAGACACAAACTCATAGTATAATTTGATATCTCTGTTTTTTACATAGTTCAGAAAATCCGACATGGCCTCTCCTTATGTCACAGAAATATCAAAATCAACCTTGATTATATCATTAGATGTAATTGCTGTTTGCAATACAAATGTTCCAGCTAAGTGATTAGGTGTAAATTTATTGGGCGTCCAGACTGTAACATCAGAATTTGGAACATAAACTGTATAAGTCGAATCAAGTCTGATGCCATTGATGTAAACCCTCAGGCTGTCTTCCTGATAAGGAGTATAGACGCCATTTACACCAAATGTAATATAGTCACTTGTAACTGGTTCAAGAGCATAATAATGACGGTGTGCAAATGCTGTGCTAAATTTAATTTCCGGCTTTACTGTATTTGGTGCCTCAAATGTCCATCCAATAGATGAGGACTCGGCCAAGTTAAGAGTATCTACACCATCGCCAAATGTATAAATTGTCGATGGTGTATTCACATCTATGAGCAATTTTGTGGCTTCGTCTGCAACTAATGAAAGCTTATCTCTTTCTGCTTCCAACATTCTTACAAATGGAACAGGGTTGGAAATACTTGGATAACCCAAGGCCTGATAATCTGTAAGTTCTGTCCCAGTTACAGTTTTGCTTCCGTCACTATGTTCCGCTATATTGTGCAAACTTTGGTCAACTGCTGTTGACTTCAAATTTCCATCATCTTGAATAGACTGACTTAATCTATTAGCAAGCGTTCCTACTGTGCCAGCACAATTTCTCAGTATTTCCTGATGAGTGTCTACAGCAGCATTTATTAGATTGTCTCTATCAGCCAAAGTCTGAAGAGGGATATTATCGTATTCCCAATGATAAGGTTGCCCTGCATTATATTGTGGAACTGGTAAACCATTAAGATCAGGCATTTTTTCTCCTCAAAATTAAATAAAGCTTAAAGTCCAGTTCCAAATGATGCTCATCTGGTCTGTTTTAGTAAGATCAGGAAATGTAACCATGCTATAAAGATCACCAGTTGCCATCTGTAAAGCCATTTCATTGAGTGTTTCACCAACAGCATCACTTGTGGCTAAAACAGATGTTAAAATAACTTGTGAAGTAACATTTGGATCAAGAGCAGAAATAACAGGTTTTGTCGCAACAGGAGAACCACAGAAAAGACCATTTCTGCTTGCGTCAACATACTTAACAGTACCGCCAGCAGTACCTGCTGTTCCAAATATCATGCGATTAATGTAAAAATCATAAGTTCCCGTGAATTTATTTCCCAAACTAGCTGCTAATGCTTCCTTACCTTTGTTCAAAACTGTGTTTGGAAATTCAATAATTTCTTTTTTGCCACACACATGATTGATAATCATCTGTACATCGCCACGGGTTTTTATTTTGTTGCTGATATTTGTCATAGTTTCCCTTCTTCCTTTGCTCCGTTTGTATAAACAATCTTATAAGAAACTGACTCGCTTTGATTTACGAATTCTTGTGGCATACCATTTGAATTTACACTTAAAGAAGCAACTACTGTATCAGTAGGTTCATTTGTTCCCGTAACATTAGGACTTCCAGACCTATCAATTTTTTGGAATGTGTGGTTTGGTTGTCCTGCTTGTTGACCTTCAATAGTCGCACCTTTGCTTTCATATTTATATATGTTTACGGTTACAGAGGTTCCACCTGCTCCTAGTGTTGTCCAATAAACATCAGGTCCGCTTAAATTGATTGTAGTGTCGCCAACAGGATTATTGCCATTAATTCCTGTTATCCAGTAATTCTTGCCATCAACTTCAACTATGTAATTGGCCATAAAGTTGTTAACAATAGGATCGGTATATGGCAATATTTTATTCGCTCCGTCTTGTATTCCTAGTGATGTTTCATAATCAACACCAGTAAATTGTAAATTCAGACCTCGGCTGCTCATATAACCAACGACATTTTCAACCATGCGTTGTGTAACAACCATATTGATTCCAGCATATGCACCACCACTATAATTTGCAAGATAAAATTGATCTGTTGTACCGCTTACAAGACTAGAAATTTCATATTCTGTTCCGCTTATTGATTGATAAAAATTCGGTCCTGTTATGAGACTACTGATTGGCAAAACATTTGGATTTAGAGCAGTAACCCTGCCTCTACTTGTTACATTTAAAAATGCAGCAATTCCTGCTGTTACAATTGTTGCGCCATCGTATAAAGTGTAAGCAACACCAGTTACTGATGAACTAGGAAATGTTGAATCATATTCTAAAATCAAATTTCCACTTGCATCAACATTGAGAATTTTATAGTTTGTGCCACTATAAGCTGGTATAGAAACTTCCCAAGCATAAGCAGCAGTACCTTGATCAACATC